CACTAAAGGCGGTAAAATACAAAGTTTAATACAAACTTATAATTATTATCTTCAAATGATGCGTGATGTTACTGGGCTTAATGAAGCTAGAGATGGTAGCACACCAGATAAAAACGCGTTAGTAGGTGTACAAAAGCTAGCTGCGGCAAATAGTAACACAGCAACTAGACATATATTACAAGGTAGTTTGTATATAACCTTATCACTTGCAGAGTGTATTGCTATGAGAATATCTGATGTTATAGAATATTCACCAACAAAAGAAGCGTTTATAAAATCTTTAGGTAAATTTAATGTTGGTACGTTAGAAGAAATGGCTAGTTTACATTTACATGATTTTGGTATATTTTTAGAATTAGCACCTGATGAAGAAGAAAAAGCTAGATTAGAAAATAATATACAAATGGCTTTACAACAAAATAGTATAAATTTAGAAGATGCTATTGATATACGTGAAGTTAGAAATATAAAATTAGCTAATCAATTATTAAAAATAAGAAGAAAAGCTAAACAAGCTATCGATCAACAAATAGCACAGCAAAATATACAAGCCCAAGCTCAAGCTAACGCAGCTGCTTCTGAAAGAGCAACTGCAGCTGAGATGCAAAAACAACAAGCTTTAAATGAAAGTAAAGCTCAAATGGAACAAGTTAAAGCCCAGCTTGAAATACAAAAATTAGAAAGAGAAGCGCAGCTTAAAAAAGAATTAATGCAAATTGAGTTTGAAATGAATATGCAGTTAAGAAAAGCTGAGGCAGATGTATTAAAAGAAAGAGAAAAACAAAAAGAAGATCGTAAAGACGAAAGAACTAAGATACAAGCAACTCAACAAAGTGAGTTAATTGATCAAAGAAAAAAAGACACAGGACCTAAAAGTTTTGAATCAGCTGGATTTGACAACTTAGATGGTTTTGGCCTAGAACAATTTGATCCTAGGTAATTTACTAATTATATAATATTATATCATGGAAAACACTGAAAAACAAGAAAATGTTATTCAAGAAGTAAAAACAGAAGAAACACCTGTAAAAGCTTCTAATGAAGAACAAAAACAAGAGGAGCCTAAAGTTCAAGCTAGAATAGTTGAGCAAGAAGGTGGTAATTTTAAAATCAAATTAAAAAAGAAAAATGAGCCCGTTCAAGAGCAAAGCACAGATGAAGTTTCTGTTCGCGACGAATCCGACGTTAGCAAAGAAGTTTCTGAAGAAAACAAGCAAGAGGAAGTTGAAAAGCCTACCGAAGAAGTTAAAAAAGAAGAGGTAGTTCTTGAAGAGGTAAAAGAAGAAGAAGAAGAAGTACAACAAGAAGAAGTTGTAGAAGAAAAAATTGAAGAACCTGTAGCGCAAGTACAACCTGAACCGCAAGTAGTTGTACCAGAAAACTTAAAAGATTTAGTTAAGTTTATGGAAGATACAGGTGGAAGTCTAGAAGATTATGCTAGATTAAACGCGGATTATTCTAATATAGACGACAATGCTTTATTGTTAGAATATTATAAAACGACTAAACCTCATTTAAACATGGAAGAAATAAACTTCTTAATTGAAGATACATTTCAGTTTGATGAGGAAATTGATGAGCCAAGAGATATTAAAAAGAAAAAATTGGCTTTCAAAGAAGAAATTGTAAAAGCTCGAAAGCATCTTACTGGCCTAAAGGATCAGTATTACAAAGAAGTCAAGTTGGGTTCTAAGTTGACCAGCGAGCAGAAAGAGGCAGTAGAATTTTACAATACATACAAACAAGAACAAGCCACTAATAGTGAGATTCAAAAACAACAGCTAGAACGTTTTCAAAAATCTACTGACTCTGTATTCAATAATAATTTCAAAGGTTTTGACTTTAACGTTGGAGAAAAAACTTATAGATACAATATTAAAGATGTTCAAGTTGTTAAAGAGTATCAAAGCGATATATCTAATTTCGTAAGAGAGTTTCTTGACGATAAAAATATGATGCAAGATGCAAAAGGGTATCACAAAGCTTTATATGCTGGTAAAAACATTGATAAAATTGTTAAACATTTTTATGATCAAGGTAAAGCAGACGCTATAAAGGAAACAAGTATGAATGCAAAAAACATTGATATGTCTCCAAGAACTGCTGCGCCTGTTGTTGATGCTGGTGGTAGAAAGTTTAGAGTATTAAGTGGTGATGATAGTTCTAGTTTGAAATTTAAAATTAGAAATAAATAACAACTTAAAATTTAAACAAAATGGGATTTAATACGTCTTTAGGTTTAGGTGGTAGTTACTCATTAACTGGGTCACCATCACAAACTGTAAGCGACAACAATTATCTTGATTTAGCTAATACAGCTAACCAAGGTTGGGCGCAACAATACCTACCAGAATTGTACGAGCAAGAGATCGAAAGATACGGAAACCGTACAATTAACGGATTTTTGGCAATGGTAGGGGCAGAAATGCCTATGTCATCCGATCAGGTAGTATGGTCTGAGCAAAACAGATTACATATTGCTTATAAAAACAAGTCAGGTAACGAAACTGCAACTGTTAATTCAAGTACTAACGTAGTAACATTAGGTAGTGATTACACTAACTCTGTAAGAGTAGGTGCTCAAATTATTATTACTGATTCTGCTTCAGGACTTAAAACAGCTGTTTGTAGAGTAACTGAAACAAGTGGACAAACATTTAAAGCTTTACCATATGAAACTGCTGATTTATCTTCAGTTTTAGGTTCTGGTAGCTCAATTGGTTGTAATGTATTTGTATTTGGTTCTGAATTTGCAAAAGGTTCTGCTTCTATGGCAGGAGAACTTAAGCCAAGTTTTACTAAATTTGATAACAGACCAATTATTATTAAAGATCACTTTAAAATTTCAGGTTCTGACACAGCTCAAATCGGTTGGGTTGAAACAATTGATGAGTCTGGGCAATCAGGTTTTTCTTGGTATATGAAGTCTGCTAGTGAAACTAGATTAAGATTTGAAGATTACTTAGAAATGTCTATGATTGAATCTGTAAAAGGTGTTCCTGGAAGTTCTACACTTGAAGCTGCTACTGGTGGTTTAGGTATTGATGCTGGTGACAGCTTCGGTACTGAAGGTTTATTCCAAGCTGTTGAAACAAGAGGTAATGTATTTGAAGATTTAGCTTCACTTGCTGATTTTGATTTAGTATTAAAAAATCTTGACAAGCAAGGTGCTATTGAAGAAAATATCTTATATGTAAATAGAGATTTAGCATTAACTTTTGATGACATGATGGCTGGATTAAACGCTGGTTACCAAGGAGGTGCTTCATTTGGTGTATTTGAAAACTCTGCTGATATGGCATTAAATTTAGGTTTTTCAGGACTAAGAAGAGGTTCTTATGACTTCTACAAGTCTGACTGGAGATACTTAAACGATGCTGCTGGTAGAGGTGGTTTTGGAGATATTTCTGGAATTTTAATTCCTGCTGGTGTATCATCTGTATATGATGAAAACTTAGGTAGAAATATTAAGAGACCTTTCTTACACGTAAGATATAGAGCTTCTCAAACTGATGACAGAAGAATGAAGTCTTGGGTAACAGGATCTGTTGGTGGTGCATCATATATCGGTGACGATATTATGGAAGTACATTATTTATCTGAAAGATGTTTAATTGTACAAGCTGCTAACAACTTCGTGTTATTAAAAGAATCATAGTGGTAATTATTAACTTTTAAAACTAATAAAAATGGATAAATTTTTAATTTTTATTGACGCAGCTGATGATGCCGCTATGTACCCAATGTCAAGATTTCTTGGAATGACTGTTGCATCTGATGCAACTATTTTAGTAAAGTTCTCAAGTTCTGTTGGTAGTTTTGGTACAGATGGTTCTGCTGCTGATATTGTTACACTTACTGTTACTGCTGATTCTGAGCTTAAAGTGTTTAAAGCACTAGCTAAGAAAATTGCTGAGATCGGTAATTATAACGCGGAAAATCACTTAGTTGTTTGTGATGATGTAAACTCTGTGTTTGCTCATGCAGATATACTAAGCTGTACAATAGCGATTGATTCATAGTAATCAATTATTTTAAACCAAAGGCGTCTTTAATGGCGCCTTTAGGTTTATTTTTAAATTATTTAATTATATTATATTATGGCAAAAAAGAAACAAGTTGAGGTTGTCGAGCCTCAAGCTCCTAAATGGGAGATGAAAGATAGACAATATTATTTAAAGAAAAAAGGTAGACCGTTAACATATGTGTTACAGTCTAAATCAACAAAAAGAAAACCATTATTGTGGTGGGACGAAGCAAAAGGCATTAATAGAGAAATGAGATATGCTAGTAATCAAAAGTCTATTTTTGTTGATGAACAAGACGATAATGTAATGATGGAACATGTTATATTTGAAGAGGGTGTTTTATATGTTCCTAAACAAAATCAACCATTACAAAAGTTTTTATCTTTATACCACCCTAAAAAAGATGTTGTTTATGCTGAAAAAGACGATGTTGCAGAAGCGAAAGAAGATTTAATTGATATTGAAACTGAAATGAAAGCTTTAAACACTGCTACATCTATAGAAATAGATCAAGCTGAAGCTATATTAAGAGTAGAAATAGGTTCTACTGTTGATAAAATGAGTTCAGCTGAGATAAAAAGAGATTTGTATTTATTTGCTAGACAAAACCCTGTTTTATTTTTAGATCTTGTAAATGATGAAAATGTTGTACTTAGAAATTTAGCTATTAAAGCTAATGAAATGGGTGTGATAACATTATCTCAAGATCAAAGGATGTTTACTTGGGGTGCAACTGATAGAAAATTAATGGAAGTACCTTTTGATGAAAACCCATACAGTGCTTTTGCTGCTTGGTTAAAAACTGATGAAGGTGTTGAAGTTTACAAATCAATACAAAAAAGGTTAAACTAAAAACAAATAGTCACGGCCCTTTAATTAGGGCCTGTGATTATAATAAAATATAAAATGGCAATATCAGTAGATAAAGTATATAGAAAAGTATTAGCAATACTAAATAAAGAATCAAGAGGTTTTTTAACACCAGACGAGTTTAATAGAATAGGTTCGCAAGTACAGCTTGATCTACTTGATAAAGCTTTTCATGATTATAACAGAGCTGTATCTAGAGAAACTGTAGGCCGCGGTGCCCAAGGATATGGTGATATACCCAAAAAAATACAGGATCGTATAGATCCATTTTACACAACTAATGACATAACATTAGTTAGTGGTGTTGGTGCTTTACCAACTGTAACTGTAGATGATTATACTAGATCAAACGTATATAACATAGTTAGAGTAACAACACAAGACAACAACTCGCTAAACATAACAGAAGTTGATAGAATAGAAAAATCTAAATTAACTTATTTATTATCTTCTCCATTAACTTCTCCGTCAACAACATTTCCAATATATTATATAACAGGTGAAAATATAAATGTAAATCCTACTACATTAACAACTATTACTATAGATTATATATCTATACCTAGCGATCCAGTTTGGAACTCTCAAGCTGATACAAACGGTGCTTTAACTTACACAGCAACTGGTTCAACTGATTTTACTTTACACTCTTCAAGTGAAGTAGATTTAGTGTTAGGTATATTAAGATATACAGGAG